GGTTGCCGGCCTGAACTCGCAGCACCTCCATCCCTGGGTTTGACGTTTTCGGCCGCCACCGCCCAGTGCCCCTGAGAGGCAATACCACCATTACCTCTCATCGCTTTCGCCGCACCACCAGCCGCTCCGCGCTTACTCCGCTTGGACGCTTTACGGCTGCTATCACCATTTTTAGATGCGTCCACGACCCTAGGATGGGGTTTAGGTTCGCTAGCATCTTGGTTACCCATGATACGGCACTTCAGAAGCTTGGGGTCAAGTTTCAGCACTCGGAAAACGATGTCTCGTGTCGACTCGTCGTCAAACAAGCCTTCGAGCATCGTGAAGGGATCAACAAAGTGTTCATCAATTATCTGCAGCCCCATTAGTGCGCACTCGAAGTGCCACAGGCTGCCTGCCGCGGTTTTCTTCGCCTTTTGGCATCCTTGTGCGATGCCATTCACCTCTAACGCTATGTACGTTAGTGTTGAGGCTAAATCGATTGCAGTCACTGTCTCGTAATAGAAATCGATCAAAGGCGTTTCGATCAGATCTAACCTAGTCGTTGACCTGAAATCGTGATTCGTCATCCCATAGCCCATGTCGATCGCGCGTATGACCCAATACTCAGCGATCTTCAACGCTAGCATCCGGATCCCAACGATCGATTTCAGAGTGTACGCTTTCTCTAGTAGCATCGTCGCTATCTCTGCACACTCTGCTGGGCGTGGGTGATAGTAGCCATCAACAATCGGGTTGGTAGGGTCACAGTTCGTAATTAATAGCCTTCCGAGAGTCTTGTATATCTTCGGAAAATGTGCCCAACCCTTTTTCGCATTCTTGTGGTGGTATAACGAAAACACTTCTAGTGTGTCGTTGCTGAGGTCGCAAGTTATGGTCTTTCCGTACCTATTCTTGTAGTTGTTGACCATGTGCCTCGCAGATAAGTACAAATACCTATTGAATTCACCGGCGTTGTCATCACCGCCGAACAATGGGCATGTTGCATAACCTGTTGAGGTGATGACCTCGTCTCCAAAGTCATCCGCAATGCGACTGTTCATCGACAAAACCTCCGCTTCAACATCCCTGAAATGGAGGTGGTGTTCGTTCGGTACAGAAGAATTGTTGTCTGGAATGTGTTGTTCATACCAGTTCTCAGCTTCTTCCCTCGCCATGTCCATTACTCCTTCGAAGCATGACGTGATTCGGTAGTAAGCTATCTTCTCGCCGTTAATCCACCTTGCGAAAACATGCCTAGCGTTCTCGAAGCCGTGGGATTGCGCTATTTCAGTCAACCCAATCCTCATCGTGCCGATCTCTGTCATCAATGAAGTGCCGCGTAATCCTGAAAAGAAATGGCACTTCGACAGTGGGGCTTTGACGAAGAAATGTTTGAATTCTATGAGCATCGACCTATCGTGTTGTTCGAAATAGTCTGCCATAACACTCGTAAGAGCGTATTCGCAGGTGTCGTGTCCGTTCAATGCTTGGTAGACCATGTAGATGAGCCTTGTAGTCATGCCGAGTTCTTTAAATGACCAGGTTGAGTCGCATGCTGAGTAATCCGACGAATAGAATTTAATCTTTCCGTTGTCGTTTTCCTCGCGGTTCTCAACTAGATGGTCCATGTATTCCTCGACAAGTTCGTTGTAGGCGTCAACAGTTTTCCCTTTGCACTGGACGTGCTTGAAGCACTTAACCCATAGTTTTTCTACCGGGTAGATTATAGCGGTGTCCCTTGCAGACACTTCTTGGCCGGTCGTCACGATCATGCGTGCCCTTTTATCTTCCGGCAGCATGATTTCTCG